AGGCGTGGAAGACGCGGTGTAAGTAACTCTTCATGGCCCGTACTTCCTCTCGATCAGTAGCTCCAAGTAGTGAATGGCTTTAAGCAAGTCCTCCTTGCCACCTTTCTGCTCGTGGCGTGTAACATACTTGACCACATTACCTTCCATAAAGCCCAGCCCGTTCTGGTAGATGAAGTCGATGGGCTGGATAGCTAGGCGGTAGTGGTCGCCGCCTTCCTGGCGCTGGTCTGCTTTAGTGCTTCGGACCGTCGTAGCTTTCTTCATGATTTGCATTTCCCATAATGACGTGATATTTAGCGATGTCTAGGAGCATGTTAACGGTGTCGGGGTGTTGCCCATTAGACGCTAACACAAACTCCCTGTCCTCTATAAAGATAATGCAGACGCTTTCTACTGCTACGTCTGGATGCTCGTCTTCAAAGTTACCAAGGGCGTCGCGTAAGTCCTGAAGCATATCGGCAGCTTTGAGCTTGTCTTTGTTGTTCTTCTTGAAGTCTCCCTTAACTACTTTCATGCCCAATCATCCCATAGCGATAAGTGGTTGTCGAACCGTTCGCGGTTGTCTAGTATGTGGCTGCGTAGCAAATCAACCAACTCCTCTGTGGTCACGTTAGATAGCTCAATGATCTCCCATGCGTCGCAGTGTTGTAATACACGTTCAATGAAAGGATCGTCTTGTAGCGGCACGGTTCAAATCCTCCGAATCTTAGAGCCAAGGTCCATAGGCTCAGGGTACGGTACGCCATCAATGACCACGCCGCAGCCAATGATGGGCTTGAGCTTGAAGTGTCGCCCATAGGCAAAGGCGAGGTGCTTCTGGTTCACACCGCAGCCTACCGCCATGCCCCATACCAGCTCCCTGTCGCTAGCCGTGTAGCTCACGCCAAGGTTGCTGTGGTTGTGGCCCGACACGGTGCACTGCATACGCTGCTTGGCGTCGTTGCGGAAGCCGTTGACACCGTTAGCGCTCTCGCCGTGATGGTACAGCACGCCGTCAATCTCAAGCTGCTCCTCTAGCTTCCAGCCTTCCGGCATCTGCATCAGTTCCTCAAGGGGCTTCATGAAGATGGAAGGCTCCATGCCAAGCTTCCGTAGCTGCCGTGCCGGGATGCGGTCATGGTTACCTAGAATGAGAGTTAGTTTAGGGAACGCATCGTACCAGCGCTTCGCCCGCTCCAGCGCAGACTCATACTCCCCGTGCACGTTGTGCAGCAGCGGCTCGCTGTCGTGGAATGACAGGCTGTGGTTGTCGATGAAGTCACCAATGTGTACCACGGTGTCCACGTTCCATGCCTCAAACTGCTCCTGACAAAACTCTAGGTAGCCGTCGAGCTCGTAGGGTAAGTGCGTGTCTCCGATAATGCCAACCCTCATGTTCCACTCCTTTTAGCTTCACGTTCTTCGTTAGTCTTGACTTGGTGGCAGTCTTTACACAGCACTTGGAATCCGTCAGCTTCACAGAACATACGCTCTACGAAGCCGGGGAGGTCATCATAGTTACGTAATGACCCGCACTGTACAATATGGTCCACTTCCACCTGCCTTGTACCAAACCAGCCACCGCAGTGGGCGCATACGTAGGTGTTGTACGCCACTTTGGCGGCTTGCTTGGCGCTGTGCTTCGGTCCCCATCTTTGGAAAGCAGAGCGGAGGGCGCTACGTATGAAGCCAAAGTACCGCGCCTCCGTCCACTTGCCATCGTTACGAGTCCTTGGTACCTTCTTGCTCATCTAGTGTTTCCACCGTAATGCGTATCACTCCGTGTTCCTTCATCCATAGTAGTGCCATCCTGGCTATCGCTCTTGCTTGCTTTGGATATGTAACAATATGCGATATCTTCATAACGGAAACTCCCACATCTGCTCCGGCTCACGCCTAATCCATAGCTGCCTCCCTTGTCGTAGTAGCCAGTCGTCCAGTATCTGATCCTTCTCGTCAACGCACATGCCCACCTTGTCGAAGGCTTGAGAGTATACGTCACGTACGTAGGCGTACATTTCCGCAGGCTCAAACATATCTTCAATAGGGTCTAGCAGTTTGCGTGTGGCTTTCTGGCCCAGGCGCTTGAACAGTCCGGGGATGTTGTCCGTAGCGTCGCCAGTTAGGAGCTGCTTGTAGAAGAAACGGTCTGCATCTTCTGGTGACACGTTGAATAACTCCTTACGCCTCCAGTTCCAGTGCCAGCCGGGAACGCCGTACAGGTCTTTGTCCAGCGTTGCGATACCGTGCCCGTGCTGGTACGCCATGTACCCAAGCTTGTCGTCTGCTTCCTCGCCGTGCACAAGCTCAGCGCCCAAAGAGTCAATCATGTACTCCTTGAGCGCTGCGAAGTGTGCGGGCTTCTCAGACTTCCGTGTGCCCTTGTAGGGGTAGGTATCGCAGCCGTACTGCAGCCGGTAGTTACCGTCCCCTGTCAGGTAGATTTCAGCACCCTCCGCCCCAAGCTGCTGCATAATCTGCTCGCAGACGGAGCGTGCTGAACGACAGGCAAAGGCAATGGGGTCATCCTTGGCGGCGAACGCCACGCTGTACAGAATGATGTCGCCGTCCAGACCCCAACGCATTACAGCACCTCAGCCATTGCGTCTTCGTCAGCCGTCACTTCTGGCTGGCTAAGTTCTTCAATGGACATGCTGACCAGCGACGGACGAGACACACCGTCACGCCCCTTGTACGCCTTAATCTTAGCGCGCACGATAGAGCCGTAGCCGATGTCACGGGGGTTGCCCTCAAAGGGCGTCTTGCCGTCATTTTCAAACAAGATTTTAAACTTGCCGCTGTTGTCAATCGGATACTGCGACTTGCACTCAATGAACCGGCCACGTGCGTACTTGTCGTCGGGCTTCTGCTTCAGCTCAACGCCCAACTCTTCCAGCCGTTCAATAGCACGTTCGCTAAGGTTGGTGAGCTGTACGCCGTACTTGCCGGTCGGTGCGCCACGGAAGGTGATCTCGTCAACCAAGGACGGGAAGCTAACGGTAGCGCGGATGTTAACGATTTGGTTTTCCATGTTTAGTTCCTTTTCAGTTAAGCCGGTCGTTCTTTGACCGTGACTATATTTTCTCACAAGTAGCCTTAAATGTCAAGCACTTAGTGAGTTTCCGCCCAGTTATTTCCTACCTTAAACTCTCCGTCGAGCGGACAACGGAGGTTAAGCTGTCGTCCCGCCTCGCGTATAGCGTTACGGAACACTGCGCCTACCTGCTGCGCATACTCTTCAGGCACCTCTACCTGAAACTCGTCATGCACTTGAGCCACCAGCTTGTACGGGTAGCCGTAGCGCTGCAACTTCTGAGTTGCAATAACCAATGCTTGCTTCATTACGATAGCGCCAGCGGACTGCAGCAGGGTGTTGAGTGCTGCGTGTTCGCTGCGTATCAGCACACGGCGCCCGTCAAGCCCCGGTAAGCTGCCGTCTAGCCCGTGCCTAGCCACCTTGTTAATCAGCTTCAGGAGGGCAGGGAGGCTGTCTAGGAAGCGCTGCTTAAGCTGTGCACCCTTACGTGACGAGCCGCCTACGATGCTGCCAATCTTGGCATCACCGGCACCGTAGAGGAAGGCGTAGATAAACGTCTTCGCTTGCGGTCTAGTGTCCAAGCCAGCAGCTTGCTGATTGTAGGTGTGGATGTCCCCGTTAAGGATCAGGTCCGTGTACTCTGGGTCGTCCATGTAGTGGGCCAGCATGCGCAGCTCAAGGCCACTAGCGTCAATGCCGACAAGCTTGCTGCCCTCAGGCGCTACGAAGCATTGCCGGTACAGAGAGTCGCTAGGTATCTGTGCCATGTTGGGTGAGCTGTGGGTCATGCGGCCCGTCACGGCACCGCACGTGTTGACACGGCCATGGATACGGCCATCGTCCTTGACAGCATCAAGCCAGGACTTGAGCATACCGTAGCGCTTCTGCAGCGTAAGGTACTCAAGCACCAGAGCAGCTTCAGGTACGTTTTCGTTTTGCTTAAGAGTAGCTTCGTCTACTTTTGGTTTACCACTTGGAGTAGTGTCACGCCACACAGCGCCGCGATGGGCCAGACGCTCAGCCACTTGCTGCCGGGACGCTACGTTGAACACAGTCACCTTGTCCTTCAAGCGCTTGCCAGTCTTCTCAGACCAACGCTCCTCCACGATGGGCGGGAAGATAGCCTGCAGCTCTTCTTCAATCTCGCGCATGCGCTGCTCATGCTCACAGTACAGGTTGCATGCGGTGGGAAAGTCAAAGGCAAAGCCGTTGGCAATCTGCTGCACCGTAGCCTTAGCGACAGCATGCTCAAGGTCACGGCACTGCTGACTAAAGCCCTGCCGGTCTAGCTCTGCGACGATGTGCTCATACACGTCCCAGTTAGCACGGCAGTCTTGTAGGCAGTAGCGTGCCATGTCTTCCGTCAGGCCCTTGTCAAAGTCGGCAGCATCAAACTCTTCCTTGAGTTCTTTGCCGGCCCGCAGCGCCCAAGCTTTTAGAGAATGCCCACCCTCAGCAGGAGGATTAAGGAGGCGGCCCATGACGAGTGTGTCATGCACCGCTTCGTCCCATTTCCAGCCCCACACGCGCTGCAGGACTGGCAGGTCGAAGGCAAGGAGGTTGTGACCGATGATTGCATCAACGCCCTTGAGTGCTGCGGAAAGTTCGGACGACGTAGCGCAGTGTACGCTCTCGTTCTGAGCGGGCAGGTACACCCCCGCCATCCAGATTGTGTCGTGTGATAGATTCGTTTCGATGTCCACTACTGCTAGTTTCATTCGGCTTTCTCCTCAGCCTACTGGTTTCTTCTTGCTCTTGTAGGGCGATTACGTAGTCACCCATTCTGCTCATGGTTAAGCCTCCAGTCGGTACGAAGCGTAACGCCGGCCATCATGCACCTTCATGTCAGACACAATACGAAACCCTTCGTTACGCAGATCGTTAACGCGGGACGCTAGGCGCATAATACCGTAGCGAGTCAGTGCCTCAAGAGGCGTGATGGAACCGTATTGGTTGATGTGATACATAACCTTGTCGTTCTGAGTCATAGTGTTCTCCTGAACAGTTGGCGTAATGTAACGCTACGGCCTAACTAATAATGTATTGCTGTATTAGGTTTGCCGTAACGCTACAGAACGGTATTATTTTATCATGCCAGCATGGTGTGTGTCAAGCACCAGAGCCTACAACTTCACAGACACCTCCGGTGCAGGCCAGCTCTTGGCTACCCGTAGTGGTGTCGCCACGCTCAAAGGACGGCAGAGCAGCCCAGTCAATCTCAGGCATCTTAGCCGACAGCTCCTTGTACTCCTGCTCCGTAAGCTCCTGATACGGCGCCTGACGGTACGTGCCGTTGTCGTAGGGCAACAGAGAGATACCAGACATGATGTCCCAGTTGTCCCAAATCCACTGGCATACAGCAAAGAACTCGTCTTCCTTGTAGTACACCGTGATGGACGGCTTGTGCTCACACCAGTGTAGCTGGTACTGCTTCCACACTTCAAGCTGTCCGATGGCTCCAACGTCGTTACGAAACACTGACGTTTTCGGTGCTTCAATCGGGAAGCTGAACACGGTGGTGGTGTCAGGCTTCATGACGCACGCCTCGTACGGTACGCCCTGAGCGCGCAGGAAGTCCGTCATCGGGTCTTTGTTATCCTGGCGTACGGTGCGTACGTAGTAGCGTGAGTAGTTGGGGTGGATGCCTGACGCACACAGCGCAAGCTGACTCACCGTACCGCTTGGCTTGACGCACGTAATGGCCGCAGCGGGGTTGATCTCAAGGCTCTCAGCCCATTGCTTGTTCACGTTGACGGCACGCTCACGCATGACAGTCAGCCATTCTTCAAGCTTTTTGCTGCCCTTGCTGCCGTTGAGCACAGGGTGGTCCATGAGGCCCGTCAAGCTAACGCCAAGCAGCGCCTCCTCCTCGCAGTTCTTCTTCCACACAGAGCGAAGATAGCGGAAGTTGGTGAGCGTAGCTTGCAGCGTACCGAAAGCCGTGGCCACCTCCACCTTCTCCAGCAGTTGGTCAAGCGTATCGGTGGAGCGTACGATCACTTCGCTCAGGTTGCAGAACTCAGCGGGGCGCAGGAGGATTTCGCTGCACGGGTTACACCCAAAGGCTGCGGTGTTGTCCCGCCGTCCGTTACGCCCCGCAATGTTGCGTGCTGCTTCCCGTGAGAAGATGCCCCGCTCACCAGAGAAGCTTTCATACAGCGCCTTCATCTCATTCATGAAGAACGGGAAGTCGGGGCGCTCGTCGTACACAGCGCTGTTGTTAGCCAAGGCGCGTTGGCCGTTGCGCTCCCACCATTGCCCAGTCTTGGCTGCCTGCATACGGTCAGACACGGGGCTTGACAGGCTAATCAGGGCAGAGCGGCGCACACCGCCCACAACGACAATCTCAGCGATCTTACAGCAGATGTCGTGGCACTCTAGGTCCGTGAGCTTCCTACCTGCTGCGCCCTTGAACACGTCCACAAGGAAGCGGTGCAGGTCTTCCAGCGGCTCCGGCCCAGACGCCCTGCCGCCAAAGGTCTTCAGGCGTGCACCGGAGGGCCGCACCAGGGAGTAGTCCAGCTTCGGTACCTCGCCAGCGTAGAGCATGGCGATGAGCTGTCGCGTACTCTTAGCCCAGCCAATCTTGCTGTCCGCTACGACAATCGTGGTGGCCGTGTCGGCAAACTCTTCAGCCACAACGGGCAGCTTCTTGACTTCTTCACGCTCCACGCTGAAGCCTACGCCCGTGCCGCAGAGTAGGATGTACATCAGCTCGTCGAAAGCCTTCGGGTCGTTGATGGCAAGGTAGGCGCAGTTGAAGCCAGCCACGTTATCACGGTCCAGGGCAGGGCCAGCCGTCATGAGGGCGCGCATGCTGGGCACTACGTCAAGGTCATGGATGGCTTTCTTGAAGCGCGTGGCTTCGTTGCTGCCAATCATGCCCTTGTCTTTCCAATAGGAAACATAACGGTTGACAGTCTCGTCCCACGTTTCGCGGCGCTGCTCGTCGTCCAGCCAGCGTGCGTAGCGTGATGATGCAATGAATTGCTGGTAAGCAGATAGTTCAGACATAGTTTTTGGTCTTCCCATTAATTAGTTTGTGAATTGTCATGGCGGTTACGCCCAACTCTTCCGCGATTTTCTTGTACGAAAGGCCCATTTCTCTTAGCTCAAAGGCCACCGCAACCTCTTCTTCGTTGAGAGCGCATTGTGCTTTTCCCTGAAGTTTGTTGAAGCGCGGCTTCTCTTCCCATATAAGCTCGTTCTCAAGCGCCAAAGCCTCCGCCTTGGTCAGGCCATGCTCCTCAATGTGTACGATTTCTGGCGGAAGGTAGCCCGCGTCTATCAGAGCCGAAGCCCACTGAGCGTGTTCATAATTCCTGCCTACGCCTGAGCTGTGCGGGTTGGTGCGATAGGCACCAAGGTGCCAAGCTCTTGAGCCGCGCCCGTGCCCAATGTAAACTGTATCATTGTACAGCCCTAGGCTCGTTGGGTCTTTGTGTCTGTACACGTAATACGTCCGATCTTCCGTCGGAATCATTATTGTTCACTCCTTTGTTGAAATACATACGTTCTAGTTTGTCAAGCTTCTTAGACACTTGGTCTAGTAATCTTTCCAGCTCCTCGATACGAAGCGCTGAGGCTGAGCGGGGACGCATCCTAATTCCTCCATAATTTGTTCACGCTGCTCGTCGGTGTACCGTGACCAGCGCACGATTTGCTCTTTGGTCCTGCCGCAGCCGGTGCATACGTCCCCCTCTAACTCGCACTCGCTGCGACACGGTGATTTCACAGCGCCTCCTCTTCAGGTGGCGTGTACTCGCTGAGCCGGCCAGTCTCCATGTCGTAGAGCAGGTGACCGGCTGGTCCGGTGATGCCACTGAAGCGATTCTTAAGCACGCGAATGCGCGTGGTGTTGCGTTCAGTTGCACTCTCAGCTTGGCCGTTACGCTCCAAGCCGATTACAAAGTCGCTGAGCTGAGCGATAGACGCACTGCCCCGCAATTGCGAGACGGACGTAACCGCTCCGTCCTCATGGCCCTTACCGTCGGGGCGCTTGAGGTGTGACACAGCGAACAGCACAATGCCCGTGTCTTGCGTAAGCGTACGCAGCTTCGTCATGATTTCGTCAAGGGCTTTGCGCTCGTCGCCTTGCTGCCCAGCAGAAACCAAGATGCTGATGTGGTCAAGCACGATGACGTTACAGTCCAGCGCCTTAGCCATGAAGCGCACACGGGACACAACATCATCAACGCTAGCGCCAATGTCAAAGCCAGCGTCCATGATGAACAGCCTGTCGTCCCCATACACACGGTCGTAGCAGTCTAGCCAATCCTTAGAGCCACGTTCCACCTTGCTGATGGGCAGGTGTAGCGGGGTGCTTAGGTCCACGCTCATGAAGCCTTCAGCGGTACGCTCTACGCTTTCTTCCATGAACAGGCAGCCGATACGGTTCTCCGTGGTGTTCTTAATGTGCATCACAATCTCACGCAGGATGCTAGACTTACCCAGCCCGCTGCCTGCTGTGATGGTGACCAGCTCCGTGGGACGAAAGCCGTACGTCAGCTCGTTAAGCTTAGCCCACGGGTACTCGCCAAGCTTGCGTGGCTTAGGCGCTAGCAGGCGCTCAAGCAGCTCCTCCTTAGACAACACACCCTTGGGCGTATACAGCGATGCCTGCCAGAACGCGTCCGTAAACTCCTTCTTGCGGCCAGCCTTGAGGTAGTCACACGCGTCCTTGCCGATGCGCGAATCAAGCTTCATGACGCGCAGCTTACCGGCGAACACCTCCGCTGCTTTCTCAATAGCTTCCTGGCCTGCAGAGTCGGCGTCAAAGCACAGGATGATTTCATCAAAACCATCAAGGAAATTGTACGCTGCCTTGAAGTCACGGCCAGCACCGCCAGCACCAGACTTTAGGGACACAACAGGTGACTTACCATCAAACATTTGGTTAGCTGCCACTGCGTCCAGCTCACCCTCAGTGACCACAATGCGTCGCTGCTGATGGTTGCCGTAGCGCTGCTGACCAAAGAGGCCAGCTTCCTTGGTGTTGCCTACAACAGTGAAGCCTTTGATGCTAACGGTACGCGCCTTGAAACCGATAGGCTCGCTGCTGTCTTCCCCAAAGTATGGGTAGTAGTGCTTGTCACCATCAACAACAACACCGTAATGTTTGGTGTACGTTGACGTGATGTTGCGCTCCGGGATGCTAGACGCAGGCGCTTCGGCCCACTTAGCAATCAAGCGCTCAAGCTCTAGGTCTTTCGTAAGTGTTACGCTAGGTGTGTCGATACGCTTCTCCGGTTTGCTGAAGGGCAGGTCGTTACGTGGCGCTGGCGTGTGCTTCTCGCAAACGAAACAAAACTTACTACCGTTACTGTATACAGCGTTACCATCGCTGCTACCGCAAGCTTCACAGCCCTCGTGTTTAACGAAGGTAGATTCGCTAGTGTTATACATTGTGTCCTCCGTAAAGGGCCTAATATTTTATCATGAATCGTGACAAAAGTCAACGCTCAATCATCGACATCAAGGCCCGTCACCGTGCATGTGTACGTCGTTACCGTCCACCATGGAGTAGTCCCCGGACGTGGTAGACAGCAGCGCAAAGCGAGCGTCACGCGTGTCTTCCATAGTGTCCCAAGTCGTAGTGTCCATGACGGTTTCCAGGGTCAGCATATTGCGAGTGACGCTGCGGTCAGCTTCGCGCTCAATGTTATGCTGCCGGTACTGCTCCGGTGTAATCGTCTGCACCGTGCCGCCTGCCGACTCAAACGCTTCAATGTCGTCGGCAAGGGCGCGGCGCCCCGTATCTTTATCATTCCGTGGCGTGTGTATCGGCATCACTCCTCCTGCCACCCAAGCATTTGTTCAATGGTTTCAATAGCTTGCGCAATGTCAATAAGCGAGCGCGCTTCGTTGTTGGTGAGCTGATGCTCCACCATAAACAGCGCTTCGTACGCTTCGCACAGCCCGTCAACGGCACGGATACGGCTCTCTTTAAGATTGTTCATCGTCCCAGCTCTCCTCAATCCATTTTTCGTAAGTTAAGAAACACTTCCGGTGGTAGGACCAGAAACGACACTGCTTGTAAACATCAGACATACCACTCTCCATTACCAGTAATTAATTCAATCATAACGCCACCATCCTGTGATTGATAACAACCTGCACCGTCACGTCCCACTCTGTGGCGTAAGCATACGCTGCTGCCATCTGTTTTGCAATGTCAAGCACACGCTCGCGCACGTCCCCGTTCGCATGATCGGACCAGAACGGCAGCGTTACGGCAGGCTCTGGGTCTGGTCCGCAGTAGATTAGCACCTGAGCGTCCGCCTCGTAGCTCTCAGGCGACGTAAACGGGTTAGGCATAGGGCTGTACCGCCTAGCCTCAGCGGCC